GATCGAGAACTCGCGCAGCTCCTGCTCCGCGAAGTCGTACCCGCCGCGCTCTTCGTTGTACAGGTACTTCGAAGGCCAGAAGCCGACGGACGTGGCCCGCAGGTAGCCGCCCTTCACCAGGCGATAGACCGTGTCGGCGAAGTGATACTCCTCGGCGGTGGCGAATTCCGCGGTCGCGCGCAGCGCGCCGCCGTCCTTGCCGACGCTGACGGCCTTGCCGATCGGCGGCCCCCGGTGGTCATGCGCCCAGAGCACGACGGGATTCTTCAGGTAGTTGTCGAGCTTCCAGCCGTCCACCGCGATGGTGTCGCGGTCGCGGTCCACCGATCCGTTCGAGATCACGAAGCTGACGCGGCGCGCGTCGCCCTCGTCTGCCTTGACCTCGATCGGAATGAACTGCTTGCGGAGGATGCCCTGTGGGGCCTCGCCAGCGCGGGCCTTGGCCCGCCAGTCTTCGAGGCTGATCAACTTGCCCGCCGCGCTGATGACCATAAACTCCAAAGAGTCCCGGCGCCTTTGCTCTGGCGCACGGGACTCACATGGGTCACCCGCGTACGGGACTAAGTCTCGAATGGCTATCGTACCGCTTTCAGTCCCTCTGTCAAGGGCTTTCTCCCGGTGGAGCCCCCGAGCCGCAAGCCCTGACACTTCCACTCCTGAAAATCGAACTCGACCAGGACCTTGCCCGAGCCCGTGCGCGAGAGGATCTTCGCGGTCCACTCCTCGACCTCGACCTGTAGCTCCGGGTCGCGGATCGGGTGCATCAGCTCGTCGGCGGCGCGGGCGTGGGCTGTTGCCGTAGCTCCTCCAGCAGGTCGTCCGTCAGGCGGCTGTTGAGCGGCACGAGCATCGCCTCACCCTCCTGGCCGCCGAGCGGCGGGAGCCCCTGGAGCTGGCGCCACTCGTCCACCTTGCGCGAGTGCGGCGCGGCCTTGGCCACCTGGAGGATGAACTGCTTGTCCTCCGGGACCGGCGACGCGTAGTGCAGGATCAGCCGCTCGTCGTATTCGCGGCTCACCATGCGTTGCAGCGCCGTGCAAAGGCGCTCCACGCGGGGCAGCACGACCCACCTCAGGAACAGGTACTCGGACGCCTCGATCGTCGCCCGGTTGCTGTTCTCCAAGATCCCGAACATCTCCGGCGGCAGGCCCCAGGTCTGGAACACGATGTCCCGCTGCTTCTCGCGGATCGCCGGGTAGACCAGCTGCTCCATGGTCGGGCGCTGGAACTCGTGGAACTTGGGCTCGCCGGTGATGAAGTAGGGCTTGTGCGCGCGCCAGAAACCCTGCAAACGGTTGAGCCAGTCGCGCTCGAAGCGACGCTTCTCGGTGTCGTCCTCGAAGCCGTAGACGATGAAGTCGGGACGAGCCTGGTTGAAGAACAGCGCCTTGGCCATCTTCGAGGCGTACTCGTCCACCTCGACCTCGTCGCCCAGCGTCCAGCCGATCCCGCTCCCGCGCGCGTACGGGTTCGCCGGGGCCGGCTCGTGGAACCACTCGACCTCGTTCTCGGGCAGCTCGGCCTGCCACGCCTTCCACGCTATCTTGAACGACGGCCGCGACGGCGTCGGGTGCCAGAGCACCCAGTGCGGAGGCACAGGCCAGAAGCCGACGCAGGTCCCGATCGCGTTGCGCTCCTTGATCCAGTAGGCGTCCCCGACCAGGTCGAGGTGGACCTCAGTGATCTTCAGCAGCCCCACCCGACCCATGAACGGGTTCGGAGTTTCGACGGCGTCGAAGAAAACGTGGTCCGTCTCGTCCCGCAGCTGCCCCGTGTCGCGCACGGACTTGAGGGCCTTCGTCCGCGACTCGAAGGGGCCGCGCTGGAGCGTGCGATCGAGAACGGCCTTTCCGCCCCGCCGAAGAGACGAGAGCTCCCACTGCGTGCACGCCACCGCGAGCGCGACCTTGTCCGCCGGCGCGCGGAGCCAGGGCATCGAGTCGAATCCCTCGAGCAGATCGCGCGTCCCCATCGCTGGCGGGTCGGCGGACATGACGGGGAAGATCCCCCGCAGCAAGCCGAACGGGCCGTCCGCCATCTTGCGGGCGAGGCCCCGCAGCGCGCCTCGTGTCGCCGCGATGAAACGTTGCAGCATCCCCTTCCCCTCAGATCAGCCGGATCGGCTTTCGGACCTTCTCGTCGAGCTTCATCAGGTCCCACACCAGCCAGACCAGGGCGTCCATGCGGTTCGGGCTCGCCATGCGCGCGCGGGGATCCCAGCTGATCATCTCGTCCTCGAGGCGCGCGAGCTTCTCCGGGTCGCGTGGGTCTCGCACGTGGTGCACCTTGCCGGCTTCGTACAGGGCCGAGACGGGCTCGGCGCGTGTCCGCTTTCCGTCGGCAGCCTGGACCTCTACCCACTTCACCTTGGGGTCGATCGCCCGAACGGTCTGCTTCGTCGAGTGCTCGAGCCGGTTCTTCTCGATCACGATGGCGTCGGCACCGTACTTGTTCTTCGCCTCGATCGCGGCGCGGCCCCAGGCGAGGGGCGTACCCCGCAGCGAGCAGTCGTCCCAGACGTACGCGTGCCCGTCGGCGCCCAGGCCCCCGACCACGATCCCGGCCTCGTCGGTCGGCGAGTCGGCGCGCGTGGGGTCGACAGCGACTCGTGTCCTGACGATCGCCGGGATCCCGACCACGCGCGAGGCGTCGAACATCTCGGTGGAGAATAGCGCCCCCTCCACCTTCACCAGGATCTTGCCGTCGAGCTCCTGGTCCTCGAGGCGCGAGCCGCGCAGGTCGTGACGCCATTCGGCGATCACCCCGGGCGAGAGATTCTCGGCGTTCCGCTCGGACGACCAGCGCCGGATCACGACCACGTAGCGGTGCTCCTTGCCGTCGTGGTCCACGAGTACGTGTTCGATCGTCCACTCCCCCGAGTCGATCTGCGCCTGGCTGACGGCGCGCTTGCCCTGCTGGTTCTTCTTGCCGAGCAGGAAGTCGGCGCAGAACTCGGTGGCCCGCGGCGACGAGTCGATAATCCCCTGGGGGTTGTCGCCCAGGCGGAGCGTGAGCTTGATCCCCTCGCGCCACGCGGTGGGCTCTCGTTCGCCCTTGGGGATCCCCCAGTGGAAAAGTTCCGTCACCCAGGCCTTGTGATACTGGGGCCCGCGTAGGGTGCCCGGTTCCTCCGAGGAGTGCAGCTCGGCCATCGCTTCGTTCGGCCAGACGAGGAGCTTGTCGGTCTTGTACCAGCGCGGCTTGAACCAGGGCGGCGAGTGCTGAAAGATTCCCGAGTCTCCCCGCAGCATCACCTTCCGCACGCCGCCGGCGTCGCGACCGACGAACGCGATCCGGATCCCCGGGTTCGTGTCGGCCCACTCGATGACTTCCTCGGCTGCGGGTCGCGTCTTCCCGCCACCGCGCCCGCCGCACATGACCCACCAGCGCCAGGCGTTCTCGGGGGCGAGCTGCTCGGGCCGAGCGAAGAGATACCACTCGTAGCTCAGCGCCTCGATCGCCACCTGGGTGTCCGGCGAGAGCGACAGCAGGGCCTCTCGACGCTGCGCGGCGGGGAGCTTGTGCAGCTCCTTGCACAGGTCGACCAGCGCGCCCGTCACCTCGGGCTTGCTGCCGAACCTACCCAGGCGCACGGAACCTCCGGAGCAACCGCTCGAGCTCGGCGACGGCAGCCTCGGCGTCAGGTCTCGTCCGCTCGCGTGCCCTCGCAGCGTCGGGCCGGTCCCACCCGAGGGCTTGTCGAAGGCTCGCGATCGTCGCGTTGACACTGCCGTCGCCGCCTTTGCGAAGGCGCGCAACGTCGGATAGGAGATCGAGCCGGTGAAGAGCTGCGCCCCGGGCCATCTCTTCTTGAAGGCGAGCGACGACTGCTGGGTCACGGAGGACGGCGACCGGAATGCCCAGGGCGACGATGATCGTGTCGCGCTCGCCGCCCAGCCGCGCGTAGCGCCTGACCTGCGGCCAGCTGACCCCGCCTGGGCCTGGGCGATCGGGAGGACGGCCAGCGCCAGGGCGAGCGCCGCCCTTGCCGGGCCCGGGCTTCTTCCTCTGATTCCGCCTAGAACCCACATTCACTGCGCCCAGCGCGGCCGCCAGCCGCCTGCAAATGTGGCCTGCCTGCCGGTTTTAGGGGTCCTCGCGAGAAAGGAGGAGAACTCCCCTGGGGACCACCCCCCCCCCTCTCTCGGGACGAACCGGCCCCCCCCCGTTTCACGGAACCCTCGCGGTGTTCACGATCGGGAAGTCAGCCTCGAATTGCCCGCGCGCTGCGCCCGTGTTGTAGGTCC